TTAGATCCGGTTCTTTAGTGCATAGAGCATTTCGAGTGCACGACGCGGTGTCACGTCATCCAGATCCAGTTTTGCCAACTCATCCAGCACCGGATGCGGGAGGCTGGCAAACATGTCGCTCTGCTGCGGTGTCGCCGGTTTGCCCTTGGCGGCCGGTTTTGGCGCCTCATGCGGCAGCGCGGTATCTTCCAGACGGCTCAGGTGCTCACGAGCACGCACGATCACCTCGCTCGGCACACCGGCCAATTGTGCAACCGCGAGGCCATAACTCTGGCTCGCCGGTCCCGGCAACACATGGTGCAGGAACACGATGCGCTCATTGTGCTCGGTGGCGTTGAGGTGAACGTTGGCCACCAGCGGTTCGGCTTCCGGCAACACGGTCAGTTCGAAATAGTGCGTCGCAAAGAGAGTATAGGCACGCAGGTGCGCCAGACGCTCCGCCGCTGCCCACGCCAGGGACAGACCGTCGAAGGTGCTGGTGCCGCGACCGACTTCGTCCATCAGCACCAGGCTGCGCTCGGTGGCGTTGTGCAGGATGTTCGCGGTTTCGCTCATTTCCACCATGAAGGTCGAGCGCCCGCCGGCGAGGTCGTCGCTGGAACCGATCCGGGTGAAGATCCGGTCCACCAGCGACAGTTCGCAACTGGCCGCCGGCACGAAGCTGCCGATGTGTGCCAGCAGCACGATCAGTGCAGTCTGGCGCATATAGGTGGATTTACCGCCCATGTTCGGGCCGGTGATCACCAGCATGCGGGTGTTGTCGTCCAGGCTCAGGTCGTTGGCCACGAACGGCGTGGTCAGCACTTGCTCGACCACCGGGTGACGGCCCTGGGAGATGCGCATGCACGGTTCGCTGACGAAGGTCGGGCAATTCAGGTCGAGATTGAGCGCACGTTCGGCGAGGTTGCTCAGTACGTCCAGCTCGGCCAGGGCGCCTGCAGTGTCCTGCAGCGGCGGCAACTGGCTGATCAGGTCTTCCAGCAACGCTTCATAGAGCATCTTTTCGCGAGCCAGGGCGCGGCTCTTGGCCGACAGCGCCTTGTCTTCGAACTCTTTCAGTTCTGGCGTAATGAAGCGCTCGGCACCCTTGAGAGTCTGGCGACGGATGTAGTCTGCCGGCGCCGATTCAGCCTGCTTGCTCGGCAATTCGATGAAGTAACCGTGGATGCGGTTGTAGCCGACTTTCAGGTTGGCGAGGCCGGTACGGGCCTTTTCCCGGGCTTCCAGATCGATCAGGAACTGGCCGGCGTTTTCGCTCAGCGATTGCAGCTCGTCGAGTTCACTGTCGTAACCAGTTTTCAGCACGCCGCCGTCACGGATGACCGCCGGCGGGTTGTCGATGATGGCTTTTTCCAGCAGTGCCGCCAGTTCCGGGTAGGTGCTGGTGGTGGACGCCAGACGCTGCAGGTGCGGCGCCTCCAGATCGGTCATCGCCACTTGCAGTTCAGGCAGCGCACCGAGTGCATCACGCAGGCGAGCGAGGTCGCGAGGGCGGGCATTGCGCAGGCCGATCCGCGCCAGGATCCGCTCGATGTCGCCGATTTCCTTGAGCTGCGGTTGCAGGTTTTCAAAGCGATAGCGGTCGAGCAGGCAAGTGATCGAGGTCTGGCGAGCCAGCAGCACGGTCAGATCGCGCAGCGGACGGTTGAGCCAGCGGGTCAGCAAGCGGCTGCCCATGGCGGTCTGGCAACGGTCGACCACCGATTGCAGGGTGTTGTCGCGGCCGCCGGCCAGGTTGGTATCGAGTTCCAGGTTACGGCGGCTGGCGCCGTCCAGCACCACGGTGTCGTCCAGACGTTCATGACGCAGGCTGCGCAGGTGGGGCAGGGCGGTGCGCTGGGTTTCCTTGGCATACGCCAGCAGGCAACCGGCGGCACCGATCGCCAGAGTCAGGGTTTCGCAGCCAAAGCCTTTCAGGTCTTGGGTGGAGAATTGCTGGCAGAGACTTTTCAGTGCCGAGTCGCGTTCGAAATCCCACGGTGCACGACGACGTACCCCACGGCGTTTTTCCGCCGGCAGATCCTTTGGCCAGTCATCCGGGATCAGCAACTCGACCGGGTTGACCCGCTCCAGCTCCGCCAACAGATTTTCCCAGCCCTTGATCTCCAGCACGGTGAAATTGCCGCTGGTGATGTCCAGCACGGCGAGGCCGAACAGACGCTCGTCGCCCAGCACCGCCGCGATCAGGTTGTCGCGACGCTCATCCAGCAACGCCTCATCGCTGACGGTGCCCGGAGTGATGATCCGCACCACCTGACGCTCCACCGGGCCCTTGCTGGTAGCCGGGTCGCCAACCTGCTCGCAGATCACCACCGACTCGCCGAGCTTGACCAGCTTCGCCAGGTAGCCTTCCGCCGCGTGATACGGAATCCCGCACATCGGAATCGCCTGACCCGCCGACTGCCCGCGCGCGGTCAGGGTAATGTCCAGCAACTTGGCCGCCTTCTTCGCGTCTTCGTAGAAGATCTCGTAGAAGTCGCCCATGCGGTAGAACATCAGCTGGTCCGGGTGCTGATTTTTCAGGCGCCAGTACTGCTGCATCATCGGAGTGTGGGAGGACAGGTCGGAGACGGCTTTATTCATCGGATTGTCAGGCAACTCGTTCAAAGGTGTGGGGCAAAAACGCGGCAGTGGCCGGGCATTTCCGCGATGGGCGCAAGGTTACCATGGGCGGTCTGTCGGACGCAGGCATCGCGGCCGAGTGACAGCTATCTGGCTTGAAAAGGTTGACTATGCACGATTTATGCAAATCAGCATTTGTCTTCGCGAAAAACTTCAAGCACTATGCGCGTTATGCAAAAACGCAACGTATCTACCGTCTTAAGAGCACTGCTCGACCAGCACGGGATCTCCCCAACGGAGCTCCACCGTCGCACCGGCGTGCCTCAATCCACGCTCTCGCGGATTCTCAGCGGGAAAATCGTCGATCCTTCGGATAAGCACATCTCGAAGATCGCCGAGTATTTTGCCGTGAGCACCGACCAGTTGCGCGGGCGCGCGGATGTTGCGCCCGCTGCCAACGCCGGACGCGACGAGTTGCATTCCGAACTCAAGGACATAAGCCTGTGGGACGACGACACGCCAGTCGATGACGACGAGGTGTCGGTGCCCTTTCTTCGCGAGGTTGAATTGGCTGCTGGATCAGGAAGATTCGTCATCGAAGAGAGCGAACGCTCCAGCCTGCGCTTCGGCAAGCGCAGCCTGCGCCATAACGGTGTGCAGTTCGACCAGGCCAAATGCGTGACGGTACGGGGCAACAGCATGTTGCCGGTGTTGCGCGACGGCGCCACGGTCGGGGTCAACGCCGGCAAGTGCGGGATCGGCGACATCATCGATGGCGACCTCTACGCCATCAACCACAACGGTCAATTGCGGGTGAAGCAGCTCTATCGCCTGCCTACCGGTATCCGTCTGCGCAGCTTTAATCGCGATGAGCATCCGGACGAGGACTACAGTTTCCAGGATATGCAGGAAGAGCAGATCGTCATCCTCGGTCACGTCTTCTGGTGGGGCATGTACGCCCGGTAACCTGATTCCTTTCTGACAAAACCCGCCTCGGCGGGTTTTTTTTCGCCTGTAGAAAACCGGGCAACCCTTGATTGGCGGGGCTTCCATGCATCTGCGCATTTGTCGTGCATAAATAAATGCATTTACGCATTGACTGTATATGCATCCATGCATATTCTTGCCACCAAGCCGCTCGACAAAGCGGCTGGCAACAACAGCTCTTTAGTTCCACAAGAACAGGCAGCGATGAACCGGCCTCAACGGTTCAGAGGGTTGGCAACTGACCCGGGTGTGCAGCGTAAAGCACCAGAAGCAGTTATCCGGCGGGCAGGGACCGCGGTCGGAAAAACAATTTGAATGGACTCGTACCGCGCCAGTAGCGCCGAAAAGTCAGCTTCCTTCACGTACACAGGATTGAAGGAAGGCGAAGGAGCGCATTACTGAAAAGCCCGGCGAGCTGCCGGGCTTTTTGGAATGCCTGCCTCAAGAGAAAACGATTGAAACCAACACACACCACTCATCCATCACACCAGGAGGCGTGACATGACAAACGAGCAACAAGCGTTGGCGGACATGCCGATCTGGCTGGTCATTCTGCTCGCCCTGGTGGGCGGCGTATCCGGCGAAATGTGGCGCGCTGACAAGGAGGGCGCCCGCGGCTGGGCGTTGATCCGACGTCTGGCGTTGCGTTCCGGGGCCTGCGTTATCTGCGGGGTGTCGGCGATCATGCTGCTGTATGCCGCCGGTATGTCCATCTGGGCCGCGTGCGCGATCGGTTGCCTGACGGCAATGGCCGGCGCTGACGTGGCCATCGGTCTTTATGAACGCTGGGCCGCCAAGCGCATTGGCGTCTGCGAAATCCCGCCCCGCGACTCCCAGTAACCCTTCACTTTCCTGCCTCGTTGCACCTTGTGCGGCGGGACTTCGCGTGGACATCAGAAAAGGAGGTCAAGCATGCCCACACCGATCCAGCAGCCTTCGCAGCTGTTCACGGCGATGGCGACATCCTTGCGCAACAGCTCCGAGCTGAACGTGCAGGTCGGTAATCACGATGACTTCACAGCCCCCGGCGACAAGGCCTGGGTGCTGATCGACATCGAGCGAAATGCACCGGGAGAGCGCGCCGCCAACGGGCGCATCGCTCATGTGCTGACGCTGTCGCTGCAAGTCATTCCGGCGGCTTCTGCTACAGCATTTGCCGCGTGCGATCTCATTGCGGCACTGAAGAATCTAGTCACGGATAACCGCTGGGATTTGCCCGGCGATCAATGCGATCTGCCGATGAACATCGATGGAATGCCGTCATTGCTCATCCGCGCCGATCAGCCGAACAAAGCCTGGACCCTGTCGTTCAACCAGACGCTCTACCTCGGCCCGACCCTGCTGGACGACCCGCTCGGTACGCCGAAATTTGCCCGTACCTGGGAAGTCAGCGACATCGACGATCCTGACCAATACACGACGCTGGAGGCCTGACCGATGTTCGACGCGTTACTGCGAATGCAGCTGGGCCCGATCATCGAGCGTCTGGCCGAGATGGAAGCGGAAATCGAAGACCTGCACCGGCGCGCCGAGAGTTATTGCCGCATCGGCATCTGTCAGGCGGTTGATGCCGCGAGCAACACCTGCCGGGTCAGTCACGGTGGTTTGCTCACCCCGGCCATCAAATTCTTCAACCCCAGCGCCGGCGCGCAGAGCGAGTCGCGGATTCCGACGGTGGGCGAACAGTGTCTGCTGTTCAACTACGGCAGCGGCGAAAGCGGCGCACAGAGCGTGGCGCTGTTCGGCCTGAACAGCGACCGCTTCCCGCCGACCTCGACGGTGCCGACGTTGACTCGTCGTGTCTATGAGGACGGTACTGAAAGCGGCTACGACGACGCCACGCACACGCTGCATTGGCAAAACGGGCCGGCAGCCTTCAACGGCTCCCGCGAATCGCTTGAGCTGAGCATCGGTACGGCACGGCTGGCGATGACCCCGCAAGCGATCAACCTGCAACTGGGCGCGGTCGGCCTGACCATCGACGCCTCGGGCGTGCACTTCAGCGGCCCGCTGGTGGATCACCAGGGCCGCGTCATCAGCCCCTGAATCAAGAGCTTCCCATGATCGGAATCGATAGAGACAGCGGGGCCACGGTCGACGACTGGCTGCAGCTTGTGCAGCGCGCGACCCGGGCCCTGACCACGCCGCTGGGCACCCGGCAAAAACGGCCCTTGTACGGTTCGCTGATCCCCACGCTGCTGGGGCAGAACCTGGGCGACGACATCCTGTTACTCGCCCAGAGCCACGCGGCCCAGGCGTTCTACAACCCGCAAAACGGCATCAGCGATTTCCAGCCCGGCGTGATCGTCGCCACCCGACAGGGCGCCGGTTTGCTGCTGCGGTTTGCCGGTACCTGGAAAAACCGCCAACAGACTTTCGAGGTCGTGACATGAGCATGTTGATCCCCGGCCAGAATCAATTGGCCGAACCCTCCTTGATCAAGGTCGATGCCTTCGAGGATCTGCTCGCCGAGTTCAAGACCTTCGTCATCGAATACGTCGGTGCACGCTCGCCACAGAGCGCTGAAAAACTAAAGACCAGTCTGGAGAACGAAAGCGAGCTCCTGACCCTGGCGCTGGAGGCTTTCTGCGTTCGCCTGCAAACCCATGAACGCAAATACAACGCCCGCATCAAGCAGATGCTGGCGTGGTGGGCCACCGGCAGCAACCTCGATGCACGGCTGGCGGATATGGGCCTGGAGCGACAGTTGCTTGATCCGGGGGACCCAGCGGCATTCCCGCCGGTGCCGGCGATTTACGAGAGCGACGATGACGCCCGGCTGCGCTATTACCTGGCGCCCCATGCGCCGGCGGCGGGTTCGCGGATGCAGTATCGCCGCGAGGTGTTCACCCTCGGCGAGCGGCCGACGGTGAAAGTCGAATCCACCGATGCCGGTGTCGTGAACGTCACCTATACCTTCGGCCCGGACGGCCTCGCCGCGCAGGTCAAGGATGGCAATGGTCGCCGCACCGCGCCCGGCGAAGTGCAAGTTACCGTGCTTGCCCGCGAGGGCGACGGTACACCGTCCCCGACGCTGCTCGAAGGTGTACGCCAACACTTTGCCCGGCCCGATGTTTGTCCGGAGACGGACAAGGTCACAGTCAAAGGCGCCGAGATTCAGCGCTACAAAATCCGCGTGGTGGCGAAGATCAATTCCGGCCCGGATTCGGGCCTGACCAAGGTCGCCGCACAGCAACACTTGCAGGCCTACGCCGACAGCTGCCATCGCCTCGAAGGTCGTGTCGATCCGAGCTGGATTGACTACACGCTGCACAGCGCCGGCGCCGTGCAATTGCAGATTCTTGAACCGCTGGAGCCCGTTGTGTGCTCGGCGCTTCAAGCGCCGTACTGCACGGCGGTCGAAGTCGAGGTGCAGACGCTATGACCGATCAGACACCGCGTCCGACCCTGCTGCCGGCTAACAGCTCGGCACTGGAACGGGCACTCGACATCGGCTTCGGCACGTTGCTTGACCGCGTTGCGCCGCCGTTTCCCGAACTGATGAACCCGGCCTCGACACCCGTTGCGTTCCTGCCATATCTGGCGGCAGATCGTGGTGTTGCCGAATGGAGCACCGACGCACCGGAAGCGGAAAAACGCCTGACCGTCGAACTGGCCTGGCCCACCGCGCGCCAGGCCGGCACCCGCAAGGCGCTGGAAAACGCTGCCAAGGGCTTGCAACTCAGGCCGGAAATCCGCGCCTGGTACGAACAGACACCGCCCGGCGAGCCTTACAGCTTTTCCGTGCGGGCTTTCAGCGAACAACCCTACAGCGAAGCAATCGACGCCCGTCTCGACCGACGCCTGGCTGATGCCAAGAGCGAGCGGGACGTGCTTTCGGTATCGGTCGGTCTCAGCGCATTCGGCAATCACGTCATCGGCGCCGCGACCTTCTGCGGTGAGCTGACCACGGTTTATCCGGTGTTCCTCGAAGGGCTCGAGACATCCGGCGAGGCCTTCATGGCGGCTGCGCTGTACACCGTCGAAACATCCACTATTTATCCTCAGGGGGCCTGAATGGCTGACTATTACACCCTGCTCACCAACGCAGGGATTGCCTACGAAACCGCCTGCAAGGCAGCGGGCGTGCCGATCAAGCTGACGCAGATTTCCGTCGGTGATGGCGGCGGTGCGGTCTACAACCCGGCCGCGACGGCTACCGCGCTGAAACGCGAAGTCTGGCGCGGGCCACTCAATGCGTTGTTCCAGGACGAGAAGAATCCGAGCTGGCTGCTCGCCGAAGTCACCATTCCGCCGGACGTCGGCGGCTGGTATGTGCGTGAAGCCGGCCTTTGGACCGACACCGGCATTCTCTACGCCATCGTCAAATACCCGGAGTCGTTCAAACCGGTACTGGCTACCTCCGGCTCGGGCAAAGAGTTCTACATCCGCTCTATTTTCGAGACCAGCAATGCCTCGCTGGTGACGCTGCTGATCGACGACACCGTGGTCAAGGCCACTCGCGCCTGGGTCATGAGCTACCTCGCCGAAGAACTCGGCAAACTCGACGGCAAACAATCGGTGCGCGTCGCCGCCACCGCCAGCGTGGTGTTGAACGGTGCGCAGCAGATCGACGGCGTGGCGGTGATTGCCGGTGACCGCGTGCTGCTGCCGAACCAGACCCTGGCCAAGGACAACGGCCTGTGGATCGTCGCCAACGGTGACTGGGTTCGGGCCAACGATGCCAACGTCAGCGCCAAGGTCACGCCGGGCCTGACGGTGATGGTGGAGGAGGGCACGCTCAACGGTGATTCGCTGTGGCACCTGACCACCAACGCGCCGATCACCCTCGGCACAACCGCGCTGACATTCAAGATGCTCGCGGGGCGTACCGGGATTGCTGCCGGGACCTACAAAAGTCTGAGCGTCGACGAATACGGCCGCGCGACAGCCGGCTCGAATCCCGACACGTTGTCCGGGTTTGGCATCAAGGATTCTTACACCAAGGCTGAAGTCGAAGCATTGATTGCCAAGGCATCGGCGTTGCCGGTGGGATCGATTGTCGCGTTCCCGGTTGACTCGCCACCGCCGGGTTTTCTGGAGCTGGACAACAGCGTCAAGAGCAGCGCGACTTACCCGGACCTGAGCGCCTATCTGGGCGGCAAGTTCAACAAGGGCGATGAGGGTGTCGGGAATTTCCGCTTGCCTGAGGCGCGTGGGGAATTCTTGCGGGGTTGGGATCATGGCCGCGGAGTTGACCCGGGCCGGGCGATAGGCACCTTACAGAGTGATCTCTTCGGGTCCCACAGTCATACCCACGCCGCAGACAATTCAAAGGGTATTTCGAATGTTACGGTCGGGACCGTAGCGGGCTCGGGGCAATATGCAGTTACCAATAGCGGCAACGTGACCGGGTCTACCGGTGGTTCTGAAACCCGCCCTCGCAACGTCGCCGTCATGTGGTGCATCAAGGCCTGGAACGCTCCGATCAATCAGGGAAACATCGATGTAGCGGCACTGGTCAAGGAAGTCTCCCGGCTCGGATCGGCCGTTCCGGTGGGTGCTGTCATGGCGTTCCCGACCGGGATCGTTCCACCCGGCTTTCTTGAGCTGGATGGCAGTGTGCAGAGCATTGCGACCTATCCGGATCTGGCGGCGTACCTGAGTACAAAATTCAACAAGGGTGATGAGGGCACCGGTAATTTCCGTTTGCCGGAGTCTCGGGGTGAGTTCCTGCGGGGCTGGGATCATGGTCGCGGGACCGATGTCGGCCGTGGGATCGGTAGCTGGCAGGCGGATGACAACAAGGCTCACGCCCACACCTACACCCGGATTCCTGTTTTCGGCAATACCGGTGGCGCCAACGCCGCGGGTATCGTTGCCGACAATGGAACGCAGACAGGCAGTTCCAACTTCGCCAGCTACATGAACACCTCGGGAGGCAGCGAGGCGCGCCCACGCAACCTCGCCGTCATGTGGTGCATCAAAGCCTGGAACGCGCCGGTCAATCAGGGAAACATCGACGTCGCCGCACTGGCCAATGAAGTCGCACAGCTCAAATCCTCTGTTCCGGTCGGTGCTGTCCTGTCGTTTCCAACGGGTGTCGTTCCTGCCGGTTATCTGGAACTGGATGGCAGTGTGCAGAGTATTGCGACTTACCCGGATCTGGCGGCGTATCTCGGTACAAAGTTCAACAAAGGTGATGAGGGGGCCGGTAATTTCCGTCTTCCGGAATCCCGTGGCGAGTTCCTGCGAGGCTGGGATCACGGACGCGGTGTGGATGCGGGCAGGGCAATCGGCAGTTATCAGCTCGACTCGCTCCAGAACATCACAGGGCAGTACGCCGCGAACAACGGTGTTCAGCTTGCAGCAACTGGCACGGTCGGTGGCGTTTTCAGCGCGACAGCAACAGGTGGGACTCAACTCCCCGCAGGCACAGCCTCTACCGGTGTCATCAATATGTCGTTCGATGCCTCGAGGGTGGCACGCACTTCGACGGAGACCCGGCCACGCAGCCTGGCGGTGATGTGGTGCATCAAGGCCTGGAACGCGCCGGTCAATCAGGGAAGCATTGATGTCGCCGCGTTGTCCGACCTGGCGCAGCAGGCTACCGAACTCGACCAAGGCACCGCGAAGGTGGCGACCCAGGCACAGGCCGATGCAGGTGCTGACGATAAAACCTTCGTGACCCCGAAAAAAATGCGATGGGGTTTCTCCATCAGTGTTTCCGGCGACATGAGCGGCAGCTATGTCGTCTTCCCAACCTGGCTCGGGGGCTTGATCCTCCAGTGGGGCATGACGAACGCCATCGCATCCGGAGCCAACTACTTACAAGCCTTTCCGGTTGCCTACCCGCTGGTCAACCCATCGGTTTTCATCACTTATCCCAATACGGCCGTAGACGCTCCCGTCGGATCGACCTACATCGGGCAAATCAAAGGGATCAGTAAAGCGAACGTGACCATTCGTAACCTGGGTCAAGCATCTGCACAGTTTTACTACTTTGCAGTGGGTCGCTAATACAACGGAGTGACGAGGCTATATATGAAATTCGCAACATTTGATGAGCACGGAGACCTGACCGGTCGGTATGACTCCGATATTCATAGCGTTATTCCTGAGCAGGCAATTGAACTCAGTGATGCGGTATTTCTGGCGACCAGAACAGAGAGAGACGGCGTCTGGAAGTTGGTTAATGGTGACGTGGCCAAATTACCTTTTCCTCACATCGAGCCCGATTATGCGGCTCTGTTTGCGGCTGAGCGTTTCACACGGGAAGCATCAGGTATTGCCGTAGAAGGTTTGCGCATCGAGACCACTCGTGAGAGTCAGGCTTTGATCGCGAGCACAGGTCTCTCCGCGCTTCTTGACCCGCAGTACCGCTGTAACTTTAAAACCCTTAACGGGTTCATCGAAATTGGCGCCGAGCAGATTCTCGCCATTGCCAAGGCTGTCCGGGCTCATGTGCAGGCTTGCTTCGACCGTGAACTGATCCTGCTGGAAGCACTTGAGGCCGGCACCTACACCGATGAAATGCTCAAGAATGGCTGGCCCGATTCCTCGCCAGGTACATCAGGCGCAGCCCCTCAATAAACGCCCCGTATGACGGGGCGTCTTCATATCAACCCACCCAAGAGGGTGGGTTGAAAGTCGTTGTTCATCAAACAAGGAAGAACCTAATGTTTTATTCGAAATCCACTGGCGGTTTTTACGATTCTGCCATTCATACCGAAATGCCCGCGGATGTCGTTGAAATCTCGCGCGAGTACTGGATCGAGTTATTGGACGGACAGTCTGCCGGCAAGATGATTGTCGCGAATGATGAAGGCTATCCGATCCTGGTTGACCGGCCGGGGCCGACACCTGAAGAGCTCGAGTTTTATGAGCGTATCTGGCGCAACCAGCAGCTTGCAGCCACTGACCCCGTCGTTGCCCAGTACCGTGACGAGGTGGAGCGCTGGCCTACTCTGCTGACTCCGGCGCAATACCTCGAGCTGCAAACCTATCGTCGCACGCTGCGTATCTGGCCAGTGGGCGGTGAGTTGCCCCTGAGTGAGCATCGGCCGCCAGCGCCGCAATGGCTTGCCAGCCTGCCCGCATAAAACGCCCCGCAACGTCGGGGCGTTTTCTTGTCCGCCGATCAGCAATTGAGCCCCTCTCTGAAACCGAGGGGCTTTCCCGTTTATGGAGAAACGAAAAATGGCAACCCGCCAAACCTACACCGTGCTCGTTCCATTCCCCACCGGGGGTGGTCACTGGTCGAGCGTCGGCCAGGAACTCGATCTGCTTGATGTCGAGGCCAGTGCCCTGCACAGCGCCGGCCGACTGGAGCTGAAAACATCTACCACCAAGGCCGTGAAGGCCGCTGCCAAGAAGGCTGACTGACTATGGCTGAGGTTCTGAACTTCGAGCACAACGGCATTACCGTCAATGCCACCGAATCCCCCGAGGCCATGGGTGGCCTGGGCGACAACGTCATCGGTCTGGTCGGCACCGCGCCGAAGGCCGATCCGCTGATTCCGCGCAACGCACCGTTTCGCATCAACAGCTTCACCACTCATGCGCTGCTCGATCCGACCGGCTCGGAAGAGGGCACCCTGTACCACGCCGTTTACCAGATCCTCAAAGTGGTCAAGGTGCCGGTGTACGTGGTGATCGTCGAAGCGGGCGCAACCCCGACCGACACCGTCAACGCAGTGATCGGCGGTGTTGAGCCAGCCACCGGCCGCAAGCTTGGTCTGGCAGCACTGGGCAGCGTCCCGGAAGACCTGACCATCATCGGCGCGCCAGGCTTCACCGGTACCAAGGCAGTGGCCAGCGAGTTCGCCTCGTTCGGCAAGCGCATCAAGGCCCGTGTGGTGCTGGACGGCAAGGATGTCTCGGTCGCCGATCAGGTGCTGTACAGCCAGGAACTGGGCGGTGCAGATCTGGGTTTCGACCGTTGCCTGGTGGTGCACAACATGCCGGCCGTGTACTCGAAAGCGGCGAAGAAAAATGTCTTCCTCGCGCCATCCAGCCTGGCGATTGCCGCACTGGCCAAGGTCAAGCAATGGGAAAGCCCGGGCAATCAGGTGACCTACGCCGAAGACGTATCCCGGGTCGTTGAGTACAACATCCTCGACACCTCCACCGAAGGCGATCTGCTCAACCGCTACGGCGTCAGCTACTACGCCCGCACGATCCTTGGCGGCTTCTCGCTGCTGGGCAACCGTTCGATCACCGGAAAATTCATCAGCTACGTCGGTCTGGAAGACGCCATCAGCCGCAAGCTGGTGAAGGCCGGCCAGAAAGCCATGGCGAAAAACCTGACCAAGTCGTTCATGGATCAGGAAGTCAAACGTATCAACGACTGGCTGCAAACCCTGGTCGCCGACGAAACCATTCCCGGCGGCAGCGTGTATCTGCACCCGGAACTCAACAGCGTCGAGAAGTACAAGAACGGCACCTGGTACGTGGTCATCGACTACGGCCGCTACGCGCCGAACGAACACATGGTTTATCAACTCAACGCCCGCGATGAAATCATCGAGCAGTTCCTGGAGGACGTTCTCTAATGTTTACCAACCGCGTAAGACAGGCCATCGCGGCCACCCTGCAAGGCCTGCCGCTGTCGGCAACCGTGGAAGAGTTCACTCCGCCGAAGATCGACTTCGACATGGAAAGCATGACGGGCGGGCGCTTCATCGTTGAGGAGATGGCCAAGAGCGCCAAGCCGTTGAATGCCACGCTCAAGCTGCAAGGCACCGGCGCTGAAGTGCTGCTGGCGATGGGCGTGAAACTGGGCGACGACATTTTGCTGAATGTGCGTGAAGCCGGTCAGGACCAGGACGGCAACACCTGGTTCACCTATCACACCATCGGCGGCAAGCTCAAAACCATGGGTGAAGAAGCAATCAAAATGGGTAGCAAAGCCCTGACGACGCTTGAGTTCTCCTGCCGCACCTACAACCGCCTGGAAAACGGCGTGCCGGTGATCGACATCGACGTGCGCACTCAGAAGTTCGTACTCAACGGCGTCGACATCCTCGGTGATGCCCGTCGTGCGGTGCTGATGCCGTAAGCCTATCGGCAGATCAGGCACAAAACCTGTGGGCGTTCATGCCCACAGGAATCTTCAAGAACACCCAAGGAATTCCTTTCATGTCGTGGATGCCTCCCAAGCATGACCTGCTGTCGCCGATCACCGGTGACGACGGCTCGCAGATCGAATCGATCCAGCTCAAACCGCTGTTCTACGCCGCCCAGAAAGAAGCGCTGGAACGCGCAGGCGACGATGAAGACGATCAGTTCTTCGAACTGGCGCTGCTGGCCACCGGCTTGTCGGTCAAGGAACTCGACCAGCTCAAGCGCCCGGACTACGTGACCATCGCGCAGTACGTGCACGAAGTCTCGACCCGTCCTGCGTCGTACTTTCTCGACCAGGTCGAAGACGCGGAAAAGTCCGACGATCCCGATCAGGTGCAACTGCTGCAACCGCTCGCCGTCACCGGCCGCACCGTGACTTCGCTGAGCCTGGAAATGCCGGCGCTGCGGGCCACCAAAGTGATGAAGAAACTGAAAACGGCCAAGGAACGCGCCGAGTTCATCACCGCCCATTGCACCGGTCTGATGATCCCCGATCTGGCCCTATTAAGCGTGCCGGACTGGACGCAATTGCAGGTGCGCATCGACGATTTTTTAAACCAGCCGGCGGCCTTCTTTCAGAACGCGACATCGAAGTAATCCTCGATATCGTGCCGCTCATTTACCCGGTAAGTGAGGCGGAAATTCTGGAGTGGGACGCCGAAAAGGCGTTGCGCCGCTACGACATAGCGATCACTCGCCTTGGCGTAAAACAGGAGTAGAGCGGCATGGCAGACACATCGTTTTCGCTGATGTACGCCGCGCAAACCGCAGGCGCGGGTTCCGGCTTGTCGACAGGAGGATTGGCCACAGACAGCCTGATCAAACCACTGTCCGAACTGAAAGAGGCGCTGCTCACGGCCAGCCTGGACATTCGCAGTCTGGTGCGTGAACAGATCAAACTCGGCGCCGTTGTCCTGGGGCTGAACACGGCCCTGGCATCGTTCAAGGTGCCCGTTGTAACTGCCGCGCCGGCGGCAGGCGGCGAGAGCAAGTCAAAACTCAAGGCCGAGATTGAACAACGCTCGCCGCCGGCCTATCTGCAATCGGACATGGCTCTGAAAACCGCCATGGCCCAGCTCAAGCAGGTTCAAGGCCTGAGTGGCGACCTCGACACGCTGTCGAAAGCCAACCTCAAGCTGGCCACCGACAAACGAGTTGCCGCCAGTGGGGCGACGGTCGTGGATCTGGTGGAGGTCGAAGTCGCGGCTGGCAGATCCGGGATTGGCGCGGGTCTCAAGGGCGCCGACAAGGAGCAAGTGCTACTGGACTTTGCCCAGGATGCAGCGGTCAATGCGTCGGCGTTCGGCATCAGCCTGAAGTCGGCCGGTGAAATGCTGTCGGCCTGGCAAGTCTCGATGAAACTGGATCGCACTCAAGGTCAACTGCTGGCCGATGCGACTCAGCATCTGGGCAACAGCGGACTGAATGCGACGGCTGCCGACATCGGTTCGGTCGTGCAGCAATCCGGCGAGTCCGCCGTTGCAGCGGGGATCCTGCCCGAGCAGTTGGCGGCGCTGTCAGCCGCGCTGCTCAATGCTGACGTCGACAAGGCCGGGACCGGGGCGGCGGTGAAAAGCATCAGCGCAGCCCTGGCCAAAGGCACCCAAGGCTCGGCGGCCGAGCAGTCGGCGTGGAAGGCCTTGGGGCTTGATCCCGGCAAGTTGACCGAAAACGTACCGGACAACCTTGTCAAAGCGTTGGCGGCATTGAAGCAGCAACCGGCAGAGCAGCAAGCGGCGCTGGTCAAGACACTTTTCAGCGGCGACGACGGTGTACGCAAACTGCTGGCGAAACCTGAAGACCTGCAAAAAGCATTTGCGCTGGTCGCTCCGGCCAGACCGGAAGGAATGTCGACGCTTGTGTCCTCGCAAGCGGCCCAGAGCAGCCTCGCATCGCCATTCAAGGGTGAAGGAGGCGTGCGTCAATGGATGGGCAAGCCCGGTGAAGCACAGACGCCGATTTCATTGCTCAAGCCCAATGATCCACTGACACCGGCTTACAGCGGCGCGATTGAACGCAGCGCCGAGCCTGCGGGCAAAGACCCGCAGCGAAGCTGGAACGCGTTCGATGCCAGTCTCAATCGTCTGATCACGGCGTTGACGCCGGATGCGACCGGCACGCTGGACTCGCTGACGAATATGACCAATGGCGTGGCCGATATGGCCGAAGCCCATCCCAAGACCTCGACGGCATTGGCCGTTGCGGGCGCTGGGCTGTCGGCCATCGTAGTCGCGGTAATGGCCAAGGCATTCGGCAATTTCACCGACAAACTGCTCAAGGGCGTCGCTTCAAAATTGCCGTTCGGTCTTGGCGGTCTGATTGCCGATATTGAAGACCCGAAAGCGAAGCAAACGTCTGCCGGAAATGGCGCGGGTCATGACTGTTGCTGCTGCTGCAAACCGCTGGGCGGCGGGACAGGCGACAAACTCAAGCCTCGCCAGTCAAGCATCAGGGCTCGAGTCAGAGGTGTGCAAACCGGTCGAGATGTGAAAAGCCGCCGCGCGGTGACCCCTCGGCCACCACGGATCAGTGCACCGCCGGCGCCACCGGCACGACCCGTTCTGCCCCTCATGTCCGGCACGGCCACGCCGGGAACCCTGACGGCAATTGCAGGCCCGCCGGCTCTCAGGTCGGCACCGCTCGCGCCGCCGACTCGACCCGTTTTGCCCCTCATGTCCGGCACGCCCATGCCGGGAACCATGACGGCATTTGCAGGCTCATCAGCCGTCCGTTCTGCACCCGCCGCTCCACTGTCCGGTTCTTACGCCAGGGCAGGCAGACTGCTTGCCAGACGGGCACCGCCGCTGCGGTTGCTCAGCGCCGGATATGAAATGGTCACCGGCGTCATGAAGGGCGATAAGCGTGCCGTCGTGTCGTCCGGTGCATCGTTAGCCGGGTCGTCTGCCGGTGCCGCTGTCGGTGCTGCATTGGGTACGTTGATTCTGCCGGGTTTGGGCACCATGGTTGGCGGCTGGCTGGGGAGCATGGCGGGCGCGGCCATCGGTGATTCCCTGGGCGACAAGCTAGGGAAACAAGTTGATCGTCTCGGCTCTCCTGCACAGGTCAGCAAGGACCTGATCGCGACCTCGGCGACCTCCACGATCCCCGGGGCACTTGTTACCACAGCCACCACAGCCGCCAGCCAGCCTGTCACGTTCAACTCCACCATCAACATCAACGGTCAGGATCAGGGCAGCGCCCAGGCACTGGCCAATCTGGTGGTGCAGACAACGATGAGTCAGTTGGGCCAGATCATGCCGACCAACCCTCTCGCCACACGACGTGACGCAGCCCTGACCGATGGAGTCGCCACATGAAACAACAAATGGCACTGGGCAGTTTCATCTTTGGGCTGTCACGCGGCTTTGCCTACAGCAGTTTTCTGCGCAAGTCCGACGGCGGCTGGACGGAACTGCAGATTCTCACCAGCAAACCCAAGTCTCACCAGACGGGACAGAAGCCCGAAACCCTGACCATCACCGGCAAATCAATGTACGCAGTGGCCATGGATCGGCTGGATGAGCTGCGGGCGCTGCAAGCCCTTCGTGTGCCGCTGCCGCTGATTGATGGCATCGGCCGAAACTGGGGCCTGTGGCGAATCACCATGGTTCAGGAAACCCAGACATGCATCATCGATGATGGTACGGCGATGGTGGTCGACTGGACCCTCGAATTGGCGGAGTTCAACAATGCGTAAGGTTCGAAGCGTGGCCGGTGATTCGGTGAATCTTCTGCTGTACCGCGAAACCGGTCGCAGCGATGACAGCGCCGAAGAAGCCCTGTGGACACTCAACCCGACCCTGGCCGAGCACGGCCCGATCCTGCCGGCAGGTGTCTGGGTGACGCTGCCGGAGCTCGACAGCAGGCCGGCCGCGATCAAACCGGTTCTGGCCTGGGATTAAGGAGGCTGCATGGCACAGGGATTTACGCCGACGATCGAAATCTACGGCGCCCACAAGGAATTGCTGAACCAGCGCCTGATCAGTTGGGAGCACATCGATGCCGCCGGGATGGAGTCCGATCAACTGACGCTGGTGATCGACCTGGAAGGCCTGGAAGGCTTACCGACCCTGGGCGGGAAAATTGGTTTGCGGGTCGGTTATCTGGAATCCAAGCTGGTCGACAAGGGCCAGTTCAAGATCACTCGACTGACACCGACGCTGTTCCCGTTGCGCCTGACACTGGTCGCGACCGCCGCGCCTTTCAGCGGCAAGGACGAAACCGGATTCAAGGAACGGCGCACGGCCAGTCATGGCCCCACGACGCTTGGCGGGCTGTTTCGCCAACTGGTTGAGTCGCACGGATTCTCGCCGCGCGTCGATCCCGAGCTGGCGCTGATCAGGATCGCTCACGTCGACCAGTCGAACGAAACCGACATGGGCTTCATCACGCGCCTGGCGAAAAAGTACGACGCGGTGGCCAAACCGTTCAACGACCTCTACGTACTGGCGAAACCGGCGCAGCTCAAAAACCTGTCGGGCCAGGTGATACCCAACGTCATGCTGTCGGTGACCCACAACAACCGGCCGGGCGATCACGCCTTCATCAGCGCCACGCTGGAAGAGACCGCGCGCACCCAGAATCAGGGTTGCAAAGTCTGCTGTTGGGACGCCAATGCCGGCAAGCAGGTGGAGGTGAAAACCGGCTCGGCGCCCTACAAGGCCATTCGTCAGAAACAGGCCAGTGTGGAAGAAGCCAAAACCATCGGCGAAGCCGAAGTGCGCAAGATGCTGCGCGAGAAATACAAGCTGAAGGTCACCTGCCCGGGTGATCCGCTATTGGTTGCCGAAGGCCTGCTGGTGCTCGATGACACCTGGCCGGACTTCATGCGCGGTCGCTGGTCGATTGAAAAAGTCACCGCCAGTGGCAAGCGCGAAGAAAGCTATCGCTGCCTGATCGAAGCAAACGGCCGGGATCCCGAGGCGAAAGCCAAGGACTGATCCCCCGGTCTCACCGCCACGCGCATCACTGTGGCGACTCACACCTCCTGGAACGCTCCCCATGAAGATCTCCCCGATCCTCACGCAGCTGCGTGCGCAATGCCCAAGCCTTGCCGGCCATATCGCGACAGGTATCGACCTGGCGCTGCTGCAAGGCGACCCGAATCTGCCGATGCCCTCGGCCCACGTTTTACCGCTGGCCGACGTGGCCAGCTCCAGCACCGCACAGAACGCCCCCAGCCAACCGATCCGCGACCGCTTCGAAATCATCCTGGCACTTGATGCCACGGACACCACAAAAGCGCTGGATCTGTTGCACGACCTGCGCGCCGAACTGTGGCGTGCGTTGGTGGGTTTCAAACCCGCGACCGACTACAGCGCCATCGTTTACGACGGCGGCGAAACGGTCTCGATCAACAGCAGCCGCGCGTTCTACCGGCTGCGCTTTTTTGCCGAGTTCCAGCTGGGCCGCAATCTGCCAAGTCAGCCTGCGGAGAGTTGGCACGAACGCGAACTGGACGGTTTGTCGTCCTTTACCGGGGCCACCGTGCGGGTCGATGCGATCGACCCGGCCGACCCCAACCTGAAACGCCCGGGCCCTGACGGGCGCGTGGAAATGACTTTCTCTGGAGACGTAACCCCATGAGCAACCGCATCACCGTAGTGCCGGCCGCCGGCCGTGCCGTGCCGGACCCGGAAGCCGGCGACCTGCTGCCACTGGAAGGCCGTGAAGTGCTGGACAGCGCCTGGTGGCGCCGGCGTCTGGCCGACGGCGATATCACCCTCAAAACCGCAACAGCTAAACAAAAGGGAGCCAAATAATGGCGATCGGATTCAGCAACATCCCTGCGGACATTCGTGTACCGCTGTTCTATGCCGAAATGGACAACTCGGCCGCCAATAGCGCGTCCTCGTCCATGCGCCGCCTGATCGTGGCGCAGGTCAACGACAACATCGCCCCGAGCGAAGTCGGCAAACTGGTGCTGGTTTCCAGCGTGGCGCTGGCCAAGAGCATTGGCGGCCAGGGCTCGATGCTCGCCTCGATGTACGAGACCTTCCGCAAGGCAGACCCGATCGGTGAGATCTGGTGCCTGCCGCTGCACAACGCCACCGGCGCCATCGCCAAAGGCGTGCTGACCCTGACCGGCACCGCGACTCAGGCTGGCGTGCTCAACCTGTATGTCGGCGGCGTCCGCGTCCAGGCCACCGTGGTCAACGGTGCCACTGCTGCCCAGGCGGCTACCGCCCTGGCACAGAAAATCAACGCCACCGCCGATCTGCCGGTGAGCGCTGCGGCTGCTGAAGGCGTGGTCACTCTGAACGCCAAATGGACCGGCGAGAGCGGCAACGACATCAGCCTGCAATTCAATCGCCTGGGCAAGAGCAACGGCGAAGAAACCCCGGCCGGTCTGACCACCGCGATCACCGCCATGACCGGCGGCGTCGGTGTGCCTGACCAGGTTGAGGCGGTTGCCGCACTGGGCGACGAGCCGTTCGAATTCATCGCGCTGCCATGGTCCGACCTGGCCACCCTCAACACCTGGCAAGCGGTGATGGACGACAGCACCGGTCGCTGGTCCTGGGCCAAGCAACTGTTCGGTCACGTCTACAGCGCCAAGCGCGGCACCGTCGGCACTCTGGTGGCAGCCGGTCAGGCACGCAACGACCAGCACATGACCATTCAGGCGCTGGAGCCGGGCGTTCCGCAACCGGTGTGGGTACAAGCTGCGGCACTGGCGGCACGCACTTCGGTGTTCATCTCGGCCGATGCCAGCCGTCCGACCCAGAGCGGCAGCCTGCCAGGCGTCGATCCGGCTCCGGCGAGCGAGCGTTTCACCCTGACCGAGCGTCAGTCGCTGCTCAACTACGGCATCGCCACCGCGTACTACGAAGGCGGCTACGTGCGCATCCAGCGCTCGATCACCACCTACCAGAAGAACGCTTACGGCCAGGCCGACAACTCGTACCTGGACAGCGAAACCATGCACCAGTCGGCGTTCATCGTGCGTCGTCTGCAAAGCGTGATCACCAGCAAATACGGTCGCCACAAACTGGCTTCCGACGGCACCCGTTTCGGCGCCGGCCAGCCGATCGTCACCCCGGCGACCATTCGCGGCGAGCTGATCGCCCAGTACGCCAAGCTCGAACTCGAAGGCCACGTGGAAAACGCCGAGCTGTTCGCCGAGCACCTGATCGTCGAGCGCGACGTGCAGGACCCGAGCCGCGTGAACGTGCTGTTCCCGCCGGATTACATCAACGGTCTGCGCGTGTTCGCACTGCTCAACCAGTTCCGTCTGCAGTATGACGACGTCGCCTGATCGGCTCGTTTGACACTGTGATTTCAGCCCACCTTGCGTGGGCTTTTTATTTGAAGGGAGTAACACCATGGGTCAACTGATTGCAGGCACCTGCTACGTCAAGGTCGACGGTGCACAACTGACCATCAACGGCGGCTGCGAAGCCCCGCTGATGGCTGTCAAACGCGAAACCGTCGTGCCGGGTTTCTACAAGGAAACCGACATCGCGCCATCGTTCAAGGTGACCGCTCTGCACACCGCCGACTTCCCGCTGAAGAAGCTGATCGAAGGCACCGACATCACCGTCACCTGCGAATTCAGCAACGGCAAAGTCTACGTACTGGCCGGTGCCTACCTGGTCGAAGAGCCCGTTTCCAAAGGCGATGACGCCACCATCGAACTGAAATTCGAAGGCATCAAGGGGACCTGGCAATGAGCGGCGCCGTGAAGCTTCAGGTTGCGATCGAAGCTCACGGCGAGCCCCTGACCGAACTCGTCCTGCGCCGTCCGACGGTGCAGGAGGTGCGAGCGATCAAGGCGCTGCCGTACAAGATCGACAAGAGCGAAGAGGTCAGCCTCGACATGGACGTGGCGGCCAAATACATCGCCGTGTGCGCCGGCATTCCGCCGTCGTCGGTCAACCAGCTGGATCTGGCTGACCTCAACGCGCTGAGCTGGGCCGTTGCGAGTTTTTTCATGAGTGCGGCGTCGGAGCCATCACCGACCTGATTTCGGTCGCCTATGACCTGGCCTGGTTCTGGAAGGTTGACCCCGAACAGATGATGGCCAGGCCACTGGATGTGCTTCGCGAATCGCTGGAGCACGCGCAACGGATCAATGCGATGCAGCAGGTGCAGTGATGGCAGAAGAAACCAAAGCTAAAGCGTCGGTGCTGCTTACGGGCATCGACGAACTGTCACCCAAACTCGGCGCCCTGCGAGTGAAGGTCGATGACTTCAAGAAAAACCTCGAACAGACCGGCCTCGGCAAACTGGACATCAGCGGTCTGTTCAAGGGCGGCAGCGTGATTACGCCGTTCGTGGACGGCATCAAATCGGCTGCGGCGTTTCAGGGCAAGCTTGCCGAGGTCAGCGAGGCGGCGAAAACCGTCGACCTGCCGGACACGCCGAAAGCCGCCGCGCAGAACATGAACGTGTTCAGCGCGTCGATGGAGAAGGTTTCCACGGCGGTGAATGCCGCCCTGGTTCCGGCGGTGGGTGCGGTGGTCGTCGGACTTGAGCCGTTGATGACCGGGGTGGGCAACTTGCTCAATGACAATCCCGAGCTGGTGCAAGGCCTCGCGGCGGGAGCTATCGCGTTCTCGACGATGCAGACCGCCGTGGCCGGTGCGACTCAGGTCTTCGACGTGATGAGCATGGTGATGAAGGCCAATCCGGTCATGCTGATTGCCACCGGCATCGCCTTGGCCGCCGGTCTGATCGTGGCCTACTGGAAACCGGTCTCGACGTTTTTTATCGGGCTCTGGCAGAAAATCGCCCCGGTGGTGATGCCGATGGCCGAGTTTTTCAAGACGATGTTCAGTTACACGCCTTTGGGGATGTTGATCAGTAACTGGGGGCCGGTCACCGAGTTCTTCAGGGGCTTCTGGCAAGGTCTCAAGGCCGTGGCAGTGCCCGTGATCGAGTTCTACAAATCGATGTTTGCCTGGACTCCTCTAGGGATGATGCTCAACAACTGGGGAACAATCAGCCCGATATTTGCGGCAATTTTCGGGCGCATCAAGGAAAACGTAGCCTCGACCTTCGCGGCCCTGAAGGAGGGGTTCGGCTGGACGCCACTGGGCCTGATAGCGAACAACTGGGGACCTGTCACCGGATTGTTCGCGGCCATCTGGGACTTGCTGGCAGCGCTCGTTGTGCCACTCAAGGAGACGTTGCGCGGGATCTTCAACGATTACATTCCGATGGACAGGATCAACGAACTCTGGGGCCAGGTGCCTGCGTTCTTTGCCGAGAAAACAGAATCCATTCGTGCAGTGATGATGGCGCTGGGCGCCATTTTCGGCCTGCCGTTCATGGGTTCACCGCTGGAAATGTTCGATTTGAAGTGGTCGCCACTGACCGATCGTATCCGTGAGTTTGCGGACAAGATCGAATCGTACATGGCGCCGATCAGGGAAATGCTTGGCGGCAGCTTCGGCGGGTTTATCACCAAGATTACCGGCAAGATCGAAGGACTGTCCGAAGCTCAGAAAAAAACCAATGCCGAAGGTAAGGGTGAGCTGGCGCCGGCATTCTTTGGCGGCAACAGCGAGTCAGCATCGAATGGCTTGTCGGGTTCCGGCATTGCGCAGGATAAACCTGCTCTGCAGGGTGGCTCGCTGTCGCAAACCTCCAACAGCCTGATCCAGCAAAGCGCCGCCAACAACCGTACGCAACTCGAAGGCGGCCTGACGGTGCGCTTCGAAAATGCGCCGGCGGGGCTGCGCACCGATCAACCGCAAACCAATCAACCGGGGCTGGCGCTTAGTTCGCGCATCGGCTATCGCTCGCTCTCCATGGGAGGTTCCAATGAACTGGCGTGACCGTTTGTTGCCGGCATCCTTTCGGGGTGTCGGTTTCTGGATCGACCAGGCGAAAACCCCGGTCGGTCGCAAGGGGCAGTTGCACGAATACCCGCAACGCGACCTGCCGTTTTTCGAGGACCTCGGCCAGCAGGCCAAGACCCACGACCTGACGGCGTTCATCATCGGTGCCGATTGCCTGGAGCAGCGCGACAAGCTGCTCCAGGCGCTGGAGCAGGGCAGCGGCGAACTGGTGCATCCGTGGCTGGGGCGCTTGCAGGTCAAGGTCGGCGAGTGCGACATGACTCATACCCGCCAGGACGGCGGGATGGTGACGTTCAGCCTGAAGTTCTACCCGGACCGACCGCTGCCGTTTCCGACGGCGACGGTCAGTACGCAAAAAGTCCTGCTGATCAAGGCCGAGGGTTTGCTCGGCTCGGCGGTGGCGCGCTTCGAACAGGCGATGACCCTGATAAAGGCGGCGCGGATCGGCATCGCCAATCTGCGCAACAGCCTCACCGGCGTGTACGACGTGATCAAGGAGCAGCTCAAGCCGCTGATCGCGCAGTACAAGCAGATCACCGAACTGGTCAGGGCCGTCAAGGAGCTGCCCAAGGAAGTGGCGGCGGAGTTCAAGGGCTTGCTCGGCGATATCAAGGAGCTGAAGGCATTCGCGAAGGAGGGCTACCGTGGCGTGATTGCCGACGTGTCCCAACAGATCGAAGCCATCCGCAAGGCCGATGCGCCGAAAATCACCACCGGCAAGGACACCAACGCCGCTGCGCAAGCGATGGCCAATCTGGTGCAGGACACCCTGATCGTCAAAGTGGCGCAATGGGTGGCCTCGATGCCGGTGGCGTCGACTCCGGTGAAACTCAACTCGACACCTTCGCTGGACCAGCAGTCGAAGCAGCCGGTCAGCCGTCAGGAAGTGCCGGTCACGGATGATCTGCAAACGCTGCAAAAAGCGTTGAACGAAGTGCTGCAAATGGCTCAGGACAAGGCCGATCCCGCGCACTACCAGGCCATCGGCGATCTGAAGGAGGCGCTGAACGGGCACTTCAAGGCTGTGGCGTCGTCCGGTGTGCGACTGGTCAGCAAAACCTTCCAGGAAACCTTTCCGGCATTGGTCGTGGCCTACAAGCAGTTTGGCGACGCCACCCGTGTGACCGAGGTCATTCAGCGCAACGGTCTGTCTCATCCGAGCTTCCCACCCAACGAAGTCAAAGTTTCCAGGGAGTGAGCCATGAGCGAGATGGATAACCGCGTCACGCTGACCGTCGACAACATGGAATACGGCGGCTGGAAAAGCGTGCAGATCACCGCGGACCTTGAGCGCCAGTTCCGCACCTTCAAACTCGACATCACCTGGCAATGGCCGGGGCAGACCGTGGATCAGCGGATCAAGGCCGGCGACCCGTGCGAGGTGCGGATCGGCAAGGATCTGGTGCTCACCGGTTATGTGTTCAAGGCCCCGATCAGCTATGACGGGCGGCAGATCAGCCTGAGCATCGAAGGCAGTTCCAAGACCCAGGATCTGGTCGATTGTGCGGCGCGAAACGTCCCCGGCCAATGGCAGGAGCAGCCGCTGTTGAACATCGTCCAGGCCTTGGCCGGGGAATACACGCAGTTTGTGGTCAACGAGATTCCCGAGACCGCACGCCTGAGCAAGCACACCATCGTTCCGGGTGAAACGGTGTTTCAGTCGATCGACCGTCTGCTCTCGCTGTACCGGGTGTTTTCCACCGATGACGCCGAGGGTCGGCTGGTGCTGGCCAAACCGGGCAGCGGCGGCCGCGCCAGCGATGCGCTGGAGCTGGGCAAGAACATTCTCTCGGCCAATGCGCCGATGGATCACAGCCAGGTGTTCTCCGAATACCGGGTGATCGGCCAGCAAAAGGGCAACGACAAGAAGAGCGGGGCAGCGGTCAGCGAGGTTGAATCCAGCGCGACCGACCTGAGCTTCAAGCGCCGACGCACCACAATCATCAACGAAGGCTCGCAACTGACGTTCGAACTGGCCCAGCAACGGGCGCAGTGGGAAAGCGCCACGCGTATGGGCCGGGCGCTGACCACCACTTATCAGGTGCAGGGCTGGCGCCAGTCCAACGGCGATCTGTGGCGCCACAACACGCTGGTGAAGGTCAAGGATCCGGTGCTCGGCTTCGATGGCGACATGCTGATCTCCAAGGTGACGTACTCGCTGTCGGCGCAAGGTTCGGTGACCACGCTGCAAGTGGCGCCGCCGCATACCTTCGATGCCAATCCGACCCCACCGAAAAAAGCCTGAGCCGGCACCTCCCTCCAAGGAAACCCTATGAGCCTACTGACACGCCTGCTGGCGCGCGGCACTGTCGTGCTCGCCAATTCGGCATCCAAGCTGCAATCGCTGCAAATGCGCCTCACCGCCGGTGAAGTGAACGACGACATGGAGCACTTCGAACCCTACGGTTTCACCAGCCATCCGCTGGCCGGTGCCGAAGGCGTCGTCACGTTTCTCGGCGGCGACCGTTCCCACGCCATCGCCCTGGTGGTCGCCGACCGCCGTTACCGCCTGCAATCGCTGGCGGCCGGCGAGGTGGCGATCTACACCGACGAGGGCGACAAAATTCACTTCAAGCGCGGGCGGATCATCGACATCGAAACCGCCACGCTGAACATCCGCGCCAGCACCGCCGTGAACTTCGAGACGCCGGTGATCAACCAGACCGGCAAGATCGTTTCCAAAGGCGATCAGCTGGCCGGCGGCATCAGCCAGATCAAGCATGTGCATGTTGGCGTGCAGGCAGGTAGCGGCCAGACCGGCGCGCCGGCGGGAGGTCAGTGATGCTTTTCAGTCAGAACCTTCACGCCGCGCTCACCCGTGCGGTGCTGATCAGCCTGTTCACCTGGCGCCGCGCTGCCGACGACGATGCCCTCGACGACGAGGAGCGTTTCGGCTGGTGGGGCGACACCTTTCCCACCGTGGCCGACGACCGCATCGGCTCGCGGCTGTGGCTGTTGCGCCGGGTCAAGCTGACCCGCCAGACCCAGATGGACGCCGAGTTCTATGCCCGCGAAGCCTTGCAATGGCTGATCGACGACGGCCATTGCAGCGCCATCGACATCATCAGCGAACGCCTCGACGCCCAGCGCCTGAACCTGCGCACGGTCCTGACCCTGGCCGACGGCGAACGCCTGGACATCAACCCCGATAACAGTTGGCAGGTGATCTATGCCGTTTGAAACCCCTTCGCTGCCGGTGCTGATCAAGCGCACCCAAAGCGACCTGGCCGGCGATTCGCTGCGCCAGTCCGATGCGCAAGTCCTGGCCCGCACACTCGGTGGCGCCGCTTATGGTCTGTACGGCTACCTCGACTGGATTGCCGAGCAGATCCTGCCTGACACCGCGGACGAGTCGACCCTGGAACGCATCGCCGCGCTGCGCCTGAACCAGCCACGCAAACCGGCGCAGGTTGCCACCGGCAACGTCAGCTTCAACGCGACGGCGGGCGCGGTGCTGGACGTTGATACGTTGCTGCAGGCGAGTGACGGCCGCACCTTCAAAGTCACCGCCACGCGCACCACCGTCAATGGCGTCAACAGCACCAGCATCGCCGCGCTGGATGCCGGCAGCCTGGGCAATGCCGAAGCCGGGCTGGCGTTGACGCCGGTGCAGCCGGTCACCGGCGTGGTCGGCAACAGTTTCGTGGTACTGGCGCCGGGGCTCAATGGCGGCGTGGCGCGGGAAAGTCTGGAGTCGCTGCGCTCGCGGGTGATCCGTTCCTATCGCGTGATCCCTCACGGCGGTTCGGCCAGCGACTATGAAACCTGGGCGCTGGAAGTGCCGGGCGTGACCCGCGCGTGGTGCCGTGGCGGCTTCCTCGGGCCGGGCACCGTCGGTGTGTACATCATGCGCGACGACGATCCGCAACCGGTGCCGAATGCCGATCAACTGGCCGAAGTGCAGGCCTATATCGAACCGTTGCGCCCGGTGACCGCCGAGGTGCATGTACGTCCGCCGGTGCAGAAGCCGGTGACCTATCAGCTGAAGCTGACCCCCGACACCACCGCCGTGCGCGCCGCCGTCGAAACCCAGTTGCGCGATCTGCACAACCGCGAAGCCGACCTGGGCGAAGATCTGTTGATCAGCCATATCCGCGAAGCGATCAGCAGCGCGGCGGGGGAAACCGATCACGTGCTGTCTGCCCCGGTGGCGAACGTGGCCGCGGGTGACAGCGAACTGCTCACCTTCGGGGGTTGCGTATGGCTGCCATAAGAACCGCCGCCCAATACCAGGCGCAACTGCGCGCCTTGCTGCCGAGCGGTCCGGCATGGGATCCGGAGCGCGTGCCGGAGCTTGAGGAGGTGCTGGAAGGCGTCGCCGTCGAACTCGCCCGCCTCGACGCCCGCGCCGCCGACCTGCTCAACGAGATGGACCCGGCCGGCGTCAGCGAACTGGTGCCGGACTGGGAGCAGGTGATGAACCTGCCAGACCCGTGCCTGGGCGCCACACCGCTGTTCGACGACCGTCGCCTCGCCGTGCGCCGCCGCTTGCTGGCGGTCGGCAGCCAGGCCGTCGGTTATTACCTGGAAATCGCCAAAAGCCAGGGTTACCCCAACGCCACCATCACCGAACTTGAAGCCCCGCGGATGGGCCGTTCGCGTTTCGGCGCGGCGCATTGGGGCACCTGGGAAGCGCAGTTCATGTGGACGCTCAACACTGGCGGGCGGCTGTTGCTCGGCCGACGTTATGGCGCGAGCTACTGGGGCGAGCGTTTCGGCGTCAATCCGGGCTCGGCGCTCGAATGCCTGATCCACCGGGCGGCGCCGGCGCACACCAAGGTACATATCAACTATGACTAGGAAGGAGTGACGGGATGGACTACCCGAGAAGTGTGCCCAGCTCCGGGCTGGTGGATGGACGGTTTGCCGATGAAAACCCGCTGACCGGAACACCGGGCTCGTTGATTCCCGCGACCTGGGGTAACGGCGTAACGGAAGAGCTGTTGAACGTGATCCGTGCGGCGGGGATGGTGCCCTCCGAAAGCGAGTCGGACCAGTTGCTCAAGGCGCTGAAGAGCGTGTTGTCTCAGGACGCGATGCCGTTCGCCGCATTGGCATTTCCAACAGTGGCCACCGCTGACGGGCGCATTTCGGTCAGTGCTGCGAGCGCTACCGCTGGCGGCACCGTGTCGGTGCCGGGCGGTGTGCTGGTCTGCCTCGGCGAAGAAGTTGCCACTGGCATGACGGCCCGTCCGCGCACGTTACTGACCTCCGCCTGGACCTCGTCGGGACTGGATATCAACAGCACGTATTTTCTGCGGATGCAGGTGCGCAACGGGGCGCTGGTCTGCTACATGCAAAAAGGCCTCGATACCGATGTGATCCCTGCGGGGATGAAAGCGGGAACCGGGGCCAGTGGCGGTGGTTTCGACTCCACCTGCATCTACATGCTGGTGGCCAGGGTGGTGACCGCAGGTGCCGGGACTTTGCCCAAGGTCACGTTGCTGGCGAACAAGGCCCGACTCGATGCGGTGGGTGTCTGGTCCGCGGCCAATGGCAACTATTCGGTGCCTTTGAACTGGGCACGCAAGCCGCGCACCTACATTGCGGGTTTCGTCGACTACGACAGTAACGTCAAAACTGATTACGGCGTCGTCAGCGAGGAGATCGGGGTTGGCGTGTCGGGAGCTGCGTTCATGCCCGAGGGCGGATTCACTGACCGTTATGCCGGGCGGGTGACCATTACCGCATGGGCTCAGAATCTGACAGCGGCGGGTGTCATCAACGTTCGTGTCAGATGGGAGGTTTGATCATGAAGGCGATTATCGAAAATGGAGTGGTGACCGCTCTGGTGACTGGCGATGTCGATTGCGGCGTGTTGCTGCCTGTCGGCGTTCCGGTTTCTGCCGGTTGGCTTTACGAAAACGAAACCTTCAGTGCGCCATCGGAAATTGGCGTTGCGCAAGACACTCGGATTGTTGCAGAGCGTCAATGGCGTACGGCAGAGCTCACGGCTACTGACTGGCTGGTAATTCGTCATCGCGACGAACTGGATGTCGGGGCACAACCGACTCTGAGCAGCAAGCAGTTCTCGAAATTGCAGGCCTGGCGACAGGCGCTGCGCAATTGGCCGGGCACTGGTGACATGCCGGATGACCTGGTGCGCCCCGAACCGCCCAAGTGGCTTGCCCGGTTGCTCCAGCGGGCACCGTGAATACGCGCTTGTACCTTTTGAACGACGCCCGCCCTGTGTGGGCGTTTTTCATCGGTGTGCCAACTGACCGCCGATCGCTGGAGGCACGGCGAATACCTACAGGAATTGAACAGTGGACTATCCAAAGAGTGTCCCCAGCGCCGGTCTGGTGAATGGGAAATTTGTCGATGAAAACCCGCTGACCGGAACGCCGGGATCGTTGATCCCGGCGGATTGGGGGAACAGCGTCACGCAGGAAATTCTCAACGTGATCAAGGCCGGGGATCTGACCCCGGACGAGAAGAAATACGATCAACTGCTGCAAGCGATTCAGAGCGTTTCGGCCAAGGGCTGGAGTCTGGATTCGGCATTGCCGGTCGGCTCATTGCCGTTGCCGACAGTCGCGACACCTGACGGGCGTTTGCCGATCACACCAACGGCGGTGTTGACCAGCGGCGGACGTGTGTCGATTCCTGCGGGCGTGTTTGTGAGCATTGGCCAGGAGGTGGTTGCAGGCCAATTGGGCAGGTCTCGCACGTTCACCACTCAGGCCTGGAGCAGTGCGGATCTGTTGCCGACTACCGGCTACTTCCTGAGGGCACAGGTCATTGGCGGTGCACTGACGTTCTACATGCAGCGCGGAACGATCTATGACCCGGCACCTGAAGGATTGAAGGGCACCGTCAACAGTGCGGCGGGGGGTGGTTTTCAATCGACGCCCCTGGATATGTGTCTGGCCTGGGTGGTGACCGCGGGACCCGGATCGGTTCCGATCGTGAGACCGATGTACAACCGCAAACACCTGACATGGAGCCAGACGGTCAACGGTAATGGCGTGGTCTATCTGCCGCTCGATCCCCACGCCCGGGCGGCGCGGCTGGTGGTGGGCAACCCGACACCGCATCCGACTGGCATTACCGGCGTGTCCTTTGCACCGGGCGGTTGGCTGGGCGGCAACTATTGCTTCCTGAATCCGACCGTGGCGACCTCGAACAACTGGGACGGTTGGTCGACCGCCGGTGCGATGGCGTGCATCTTCACCAGCAACGTGCTCAACGACACAACGGTGTCGACCCTGACCGCCAGCTTCGAACACACCGAGTTGCGCTCTCTGTGGCAGGTCTATCAGGCCGAGCACACCTTGGGTGCCGGTAATGCCGCCAGTGACGAACTGCTGTTCAGCATGGGCCTGAAAACCTTCTCGACCGGCGATTACTCCAACGGTATTGCCGTCAATTTCAGCTCGGCGGTCAATGTCAATTTTTCATGGGAGTTGATCCGATGAACATTATTCAGGAACTGCATCAATTCGAAGAGGGGTTGCGTCCCCTTCGGCCGTCGGCCGCCCATGACTGGGACGGCAAAGCCTGGGTGCCGGATAGCGCGCGGGCCGGGGAACTGGATCAGCAGGACACCGAGCGCTTGTGCGTGCGTGTCGATGCGGCCGCCGACAACGCCCGTGCCATTTTGGCCGGCGATCCGCTCAAGGCGCTGGAATATGCTCAGGCTGCCGTCGACGCGCGGTCTTTTCAGGAAGCGGGCTACCCGAAAAACGACGTGCCACTGTCCGTCGCAGCCTGGGTCGCCAGAGGGCGCAGCGCCAGGCAGGCAGCCGATCAGATTCTGGACAAGGCGACCCGGCTCGGCGCCAGCCTGCTGAGCCTGCGAACCTTGCGCCTGAAAGCCAAGACCCGGATCCGCACCTTCGCAACCAACCGTCAGATGGATCAGGCCCACGCTGCCGCCGATGAGGCGCTGCAGGCCATTCGTGACCTGATCGCCAACCGGGCCTCGTAACCGCAGCCCGCGTCACCCAGGCCCACTTGATTGTGGGCTTTTTATTTTCAGGAACAGAAGCGTTTTGAGCCTTTGCGAGTACCTGCGCACAGCCACGTTTCATTTGTCATTACAGAGGAACGATCACCAATGGATTACCCAAAAAGTGTCCCCAGCGTCGGCCTGGTCAATGGCCGCTTTGTCGATGAAAACCCGGTGGCGGGAACGCCGGGTTCGTTGATTCCGGCGGTGTGGGGTAACAGCGTTACACAAGAGATTCTCAACGTGATTACCGGCGCCGGGCTGACAGCCGCGGAGGCCGATACCGGTCAGTTGTTCAAAGCCATTCAATCGATCATCGGTGCAGCCAGCCCGATGCGTTCGGTGGTGACGCGGCTTGCCGCTTCGAAGGCACTGAGCGATCAAGAGCTCGGTCTGGTATTGATCGATGGCAGCCCCGGTGCCACGACGATCACCTTGCCCGACGCCAATGTCGGACTGGGTGTGCGCGACGTGATTGTTCGTCGTGTCGACAATAGCGGCAATCGAATGGTGGTGCAGGCATCCGGAACCGACCGGATCCGATTTCACACGCATTTGTCTGCCAGCGGTTACCCGTTTCTGGTGCTGATGGGCGGCGGTGACTGGTGGCATTTGCGCAGCGACGGTGCGGGTAGCTGGTGGCCGGTCGGGCGCTTCGACAATACCCCGTTGGGCCGCCCGTTCTTCGAGACCACCACCGTGCTGAGTCCGGGCGGTTACGGGGCGCTTAACGGGGCGTTTTTCGTTCGGGCCCAGTGGCCATGGCTCTGGGATTTCGCTCAGTCTTCTGGAGTGCTGATCAACGAAGCGGGGCGGTTTGGCAGAGAAGGTGCCTGGACCAGCGGCGACGGTGCGACGAACTTTCGCATTCCGGAAGCGCGCGGCGAGTTTTTGCGGGTGCTCGATGAAGCCCGAGGCGTGGATGTCGGGCGTGTTGCGGGCAGCCTTCAGAATCATGCACTGCAAAGCCATAACCACTACCTGCCCACCAGCACCGGTTCGTCCGCGCGTCCTGCGCCAGCCATTCCCGACAACCTCTGGAGCGTCTCCACCGACGTCAACTTTTCTCCTACGAATGGAACGATCGCAACGACGTATCCCAACCCGGCGTTCGACTCCGATACCTACATCGGGACGATCGGCATTTTTTCATCTGAAACCCGTCCGCGAAACATCGCTTATCCCGGCCGTATCAAACTGATTTGAGGTGCACATGTTTAATTACCTGATAGACGACAGCGGTGCGCTGACCGGGCCTGTGGAGTTTCCGGTGGTGCCGGGCATCGGTGTGCAACTGCCGAGCAACGCCGTCACGTTGAGCATCGAACTATCCCCGTCGCCCGACGGCTTTGCCTGGGCTTACGTCAACGGCGCCTTGCAACAGCAGGCCGACTTTCGTGGCGATGTCTACCGCACCGATACCTGCATTCGGGAAACCTGGACGGCATTGGGTGCCTTGCCCGAGGGCTACACCACACAGCCATGGCCGGGTGGATTTCACGTCTGGATCGATGGCCGCTGGCAAGTGAACGAAGAGGCTCGGTTGGCGGACATGAAGAAAATGGCACTCACCCGTCGCGACACGCTGCTGCGCGACGCCGTCCTGCGCATCGCCCCTCTGCAATACGCCGAAGACATCGGTGACGCCAGCCACGAAGAGCAACTGCAATTGCTCGAATGGAAGCTCTTCAGCGTCGAGCTGAACCGCATCGAAAAACAGACCGGTTTCCCCGAGGAAATCAATTGGCCGGCAGTGCCCGGCGCAGCTGTAAACAACTGATTGCCGCACAGGGAGCAGTGCAATGGACTATCCGAAAAGCATCCCCGGCGTCGGCCTGGTCAACGGCGGTTTCGTCGATGAAAACCCGGTTGCCGGTACCCCGGGTTCATTGATCCCCGCCGCGTGGGGCAACAGCGTCACGCAAGAAATTCTCAACGCCATCAAGGCGGCCGGATTGACGCCGGATGAGAGCAAAACCAACCAGTTGGCAACGGCGATTGGCGCCCTCGTCGACTTCACCAAACTGAAGAACACCCCGACCACGCTGGCGGGCTACGGCATCACCGATGCGGTGGGACGGTTGCTGGCAGTCAGGCAGATCGAGACGGTCGGGATCACGGTTTACAAGCCGAACCCCAGAGCCAAACGGATTCGCGTGCGGTTGGTCGGGGCGGGTGGTTCGGGGGGCGGGTGTGTCCCTGTGGCTGCAGGCAATCAAATCCTCGGCGGCGGTGGCGGTTCAGGTGCCTACGCAGAGAGCCTGTATGACGTCACCGCCGCCATGCTTGCCGGCGTACCGGTTTCGCTGGGCGCCGGTGGTGTCGTGAGCAACTCCACAGGCCAGGCGGGCGGCGGAGCCTCCTTTGGCAGCTACATGAGTGTTTCGGGAGGCGGTGGCGGGCAGAAGCTGGGAATCGTGGTCACTGGCACTTCGTCGGGATTCATTCAGGGCGGGGTGGGAGGACTGCTTACCGGCGGCAATCTCTGCAGTGCTAGAGGCATCACCGGTGGCTTCGGGATGAGCAATGCCAATTGGGGACTGCTTTCGGGTTTCGGCGCACCAAGTCCGTTTGATGGTGGAGGCCCCTCAAGTGGTTCGAACACGGTTGGCAACGCAGGCATTCGTGGTTCGGGCGGCGGTGGTTCGTGCTCGGTCAGCGCCTCCGCTTCAATCGTAAGCGGTGCTGGTGGCGATGCCTTCTGTGAAATCTGGGAGTACGAGTAATGGCCCGTTATGCACGTGTTGAAAACGGTGTCGCGGTCGAAGTGATCGACACTGGTGACTACGCAATCGAGCAACTGTTCGCGCCTGCGTTCGTCGCGGCGATGGTACCGGTGGCCGAAGGCGCCAACGTCGAAATCGGCGCGCCGATGGCCGATGCGACTCCAGCCATCGAGTCTTCGCGCGAACCGCAAAGTCCGGTTGTCGTTCAGGCATCCACCGTTGAGGAAAAAGAGCCTCTGGCGTCAGAGCGCACCTGGCGTCAGTCCGTGCTGGCGGCCACCGAATGGCTCGTCACCCGTCATCGCGATGAGCAGGAACTGGGACGCGGAACAACGCTCAAGGCCCAGCAATATCTGCAGCTGCTCGAGTACCGGCAGGCCTTGCGCGACTGGCCCGGCGGCGCATTTCCGTCATCCGGTTCGCGACCATCTACGCCGCAGTGGCTGGCCGGCCCGATTGGCTGACGTCATCACGCTACCCATGTATTCAGATAAGGAGATAAGCCTTGGACTATCCCAAGAGCGTGCCCAGTGTCGGGCTTATGAATGGTCAGTTTGTCGATGAGGATCCGATTGCCGGAAAGCCCGGTTCGTTGATTCCGGCGGCTTGGGGCAATGGCGTCACACAGGAAATTCTCAGTGTCGTCCAGGCCGCCGGCATGACGCCGAACGAGGGGAACACTCATCAACTGCTCGACGCACTGCGCAGCCCGGCGTTGTTCACGACGCCGGCGCAATTCGATGTCAGCCGTTCTGCTGCAACCGCCGAGTTTGTCCAGCGGGCGCTGGGCAGCTACGCCAGTGCGCGGGGTATTGCCGGTGCAGCCCAACTGACGGTGAACGATGTCGGCTGTTCGATCGGCCTGGGCGGAATCAGTGCTTACACGGTGACGCTGCCGGACGCGGCTTCGCTGCCCAATGGCGCAACGATCAGCGTGCATTGTCGCAACGTGGCAGGGGTCTCCGTTGCCAGTAAAACCGACAAGCAGATCAGTCCCCAAGGGGCCTATCTGGGTTCGATCACGATGAACGCCGGTGAGAGTGCAACCTTTGTCCGGGAGTCCGGTGTCTGGGTGGTTTATGGCACCGCTGCGCTGAAGTATTCGGCGGCCTACGGGGCTCAGTTCGCTACGACTGGCTGGCAGAAATTTCCCAGCGGTTTGATCGTGCAGTGGGTAGTGGGGGCCTCCGATGCGAATGGCATCATGACGGTGTCGTTGCCGACGATGTTTCCCAATGCGGTCTTCGGTGGTATCGCCAACGAAGCCAACCCGTCGGGTTGGGGCACCGCCAACGTGACTGTCTGGGCGTTCGACCTGGGAGCTTCCAATACAACCACGGCTGTTGCCAGGGTTCGCAGTGTTCTGGCGTCAAGTGTGAAGGCCGACCTGGGTATTTCAGGACGCATTCTGGTTTGGGGGCGATAACCATGACGACTATTTACTTTTACGCACAGAGTCGCGGATTCAATCTGGTCGACAGCCCATATCCGGAGCCACCGGAAGGGGCCGTGGAAATTACTCGTGCGCAATACGCCGAGCTGTTTGCCGGGCAGGCAAGCGGCAAGGTCATCAGCGCCAGTGCCAGTGGGCAACCCGTACTGACCGATCCGGTCATCTCCCCTGAGGCTGCGATCACTCATGAACGCGCATGGCGCAATGCCGTTCTTCGCGACACCCAATGGCTGGTATGGCGTGATGCTGAAGAGCTGGAAGTCGGCGAGGGCACAACCCTGCGCGCCGAAGAATTCAAACAACTGCTCGCCTATCGACAAGCATTGCGCGACTGGCCCGGCGATCCGGAGTTTCCGGATGCTCGCGCCCGCCCGGTTGAGCCCGACTGGCTTGAAGGCCTGCTGCGGTCGAACGGCTGAGCCGTTGACCCGAACAAAGAGGAATTAACGTGGATTATCCGAAAAGCGTTCCCGGCTCAGGCCTGGAGAATGGCAAGTTCGTCGATGAAGACCCGATCGCCGGAAAACCGGGATCGTTGATCCCGGCCAGCTGGGGCAACAGTGTGACCCAGGAATTGCTCAACGCGATCACGGCCGCCGGTCTGACGCCGAACGAGGAGCAGACCGATCAATTGGCACAGGCCATTCGGCAACTGGCGAAGCCCGATCCGCTGCAGCAGTTTCCTGTGCAGGTGTATCGCAAGAATCTGTTGATCAATGGCGGATTCAATATCTGGCAACGCGGCACGACCAATCAGGCGCCGAACATCGGTGGGTATGTGGCGGATCGCTTCCGGTGCGATTGGAACGGCAACGCCGGTGTCAGCATTTCGCGCCAGGATTTTGCCCTCGGTCAAACCGAGGTCACCGGAGAACCCGCTTATTTCCTGCGCTGGCAGCAGGCCACCGCAGGCACCGGGGCGACGGTGCATAAAGTTTCCCAGAGCATCGAATCGGTCAGGACCCTGGCCGGGCGAACGGCGACGGTCAGCTTCTGGGCGCGATCCGATGCGACGCGTACGTTGCGAGTCACGATTGCCCAGCAGTTCGGGGCGGGGGGCTCGGAAGGTGTGGTGAAGGTTGTCGACGTTTTTCAGCTGAGTACTTCGTGGAAGAAATACAGCGCAACGTTTCAGGTGCCAACCGTCGCCGGGAAAATGCTCGGCGTGAATGACTGTCTGACCTTGTCGTTCGATCTGCCGCTCAACGTGTTGCAGACCGTCGATCTGGCACAGATGCAATTGGAGGAGGGGCCGGTTGCGACACCGTTTGAATACCGTCCGGCGGCGGAAGAGCTGAGTCTTTGTCAGCGTTACTTCGAGAAGTCTTTTGCAAACCGTCTGCAGGTGCGCTCGAACAACGGTGCCGGAAGCTGCATTGGCACCTTCACCCAGTCCGCGGCAGCCAATACCGGCCAGTACGGTATGAGTTTCGATATGCAGGTACTCAAACGCGTACAGCCTACTGTCGTGCTGTATTGCCCGGGGGATACGAGCAATCAAGTCTGGAATCAGGGCTTGATGAAAGCGTGTACCGGCACCTATTTGCAAAGTGTTACCGAACGGAGTTTTGCCATTGCCACCGTGACCCCTGTAGGCAGCTCGCCAGGGCAAATGTTGCAGATCGAATGGACCGCAGACGCGGAAATCTAGGAGGTAAATCCATGAGTTATCAGCTCACATCGTCCGGCGTTCTGCGCCTGAGTGATTCAGCGTTTATTCCACAGGATCCGACCAACCGTGACTGGGTGGAGTACCAGGAGTGGCTGCTGTCCGGGGGACAGGTACTGCCACTGGATCCGCCGAATGCGACGGCCAGTCAAGGCATGCTGGGTTTGTTCAAGCGAATGATTCAGGTGTCCCCGGACAGCACTCTGAAAACTGAGGTAAACAATGGCTGATCAGCTTTGGTCGCCAACCGTGATTCAATCGGCGCATCCAGGGAGGACTGAGCATTATGCAAATTACTGAAGACAACCTACTCAACATCATGCCCAACGCCCGCCGCCAAGCGGGCGTTTTTGTTTCTGCACTCAACGATGCCATGGCGCGCCATCGCATCGACACACCTAAACGCGTGGCTGCGTTTCTCGCCCAGATCGGACACGAATCGGGGCAATTGCAGTACGTGCGTGAACTGGGCAACAACCAGTACCTGAGCAAATACGACACCGGTACGCTGGCCTTGCGATTGGGCAACACGCCGGAGGCCGATGGCGATGGACAGAAGTATCGCGGGCGCGGGCTAATCCAGATCACCGGTCGCAGCAATTACCGCCAGTGTAGCCTCGGGCTGTTCGGTGACGAGCGCTTGCTGGCGCTGCCTGAGTTGTTGGAGCAGCCGCAGTGGGCGGCAGAGTCCGCCGCGTGGTTCTGGGTGCAGAACGGCCTGAACGCGCTGGCGGATCAGGATCAGTTCAACAGCATTACCCGACGAATCAACGGCGGGTTGAATGGCTTGCAGGATCGCCTGGAACTCTGGGGGCGGGCGAGGGCGGTGCTATGCCTGCCTTCGGTCTGAGCGTCTGGCGGCTGATTGGCCTGATGCTGCTGGCCGCAGGTTCGGCGACGCTGGCCTGGCAGGTTCAGGACTGGCGCTACGGTCGCCAACTGGCCGAGCAGGCCCGGCTGCACGCCGAAACCCTCAATCAATTGACTCTGACGTCCGCCACCGCGCAACAGGCCGAGCAGGACAAGCGCCTGGCTCTGGAGCAGCAGCTCACGGCCAGTGAACAAACCCACTATCGAGCACTGAACGATGCCCAACGTGATCAGGATCGCCTGCGCGATCGTCTTGCCACTGCTGATCTGCGCCTGTCAGTCCTCATCGACGCAGGCGACGCTGCCCAAGGCTGCGGAGTGCCAGCCACCACCGGCGCCGGCGGCGTGGATCATGCAACCGTACGCGCCCGACTTGACCCGGCGCATGCTCGACGAATTGTCGCCATCACCGGCGAAGGCGACCGCGGACTGATTGCCTTGCAGGCCTGTCAGGCCTATATCAGAGCGTTGGCGCCTGCACATTTTGAATAAGCTTGTGTATTGAAAGCGCAACCGGCTCGTGTACGGTGGTACCCATTCCATCCGATCCGGAGCGCGCC